TAACTGATAGGAACTTCATCCAACTACTCCTTGTTAAGAGTGGTGTTATTCAGAAGCAACTCAAAGCGAATGACTTCTCTTTGGTTGAAGCAGCACTCGCTAGAAAGACTTTTGATGAGTCTGGCGATTATGTTGTAGAACCATTCCCTCTACAAGTTAGAGAATACTATCAGCAAAATGACAACCTTGGATTCTATTCCAAGGATGATGCAGGTCTTGTCAATGGTCTAGACCCTAATACTGCTGAGGCAAAACTAGTAGGAACCATTGGTGCTGGTAAAGCATACATCAAAGGTTATGAGGTCAAGAACAAAGAGACCAAGTATATTGAGATTGACAAGGCAAGAGATTCACTTAAGAGAGAAAACCAAACTCTCAAGACATCTGGTCTAACATCATTCTTCATTACCAACGTATATGGCACTACACCTCTAAACTCAGAAGGTGCAGAACTGAATGCATATCCAACTGTATTCTTGAACTCTGTATACAATGATGGCACTGTAGGTCTGAATGACACTGAAGCAGATAGTGATGTCAAGCAGACTATTGATCGCCGCGGCCAAGGATTTGAAGTAACTGATGGTATCAAGACTCTCTACTGTTCTATTGAAGATGCTGCTTTCAATGCAGATAGTTTCACTGATGCTCTACTAGAGTCAACTATCTCTAGACTGTGGTTTATCAAGACTCGTTCTGACTCTGGTAACACCAACACCTATTCATATGTTGACGTTCTCTCCTTCTCTAAGGTCAGAAGACCTGAGATCGATGGATCAGGAGCAGCAACATACATCGAACTGACTGTTAAAGGTAATCGTGGTGAACTAGATGTATTCCTAGTTGACTATGACTTGACAGATTCTATCAACCTTGTTCGTGAACTGTATAAGTCTGAGGTTGAAGTTCAAACAAGAAACTCTCCTCTCTTTAATATTAGAGATTACAACGAAACTATCACACCTATTGTAGGTCTGGCAAAACCCAAGAACATTGCACTTAAGGAAGTAAGTTCTGGTTTCAACAAGGACACCGACAAGATCATTTCTAAGGGTAAACTAACTGGTGGTGTTGAGAAGTATAACTCTATCTTTGACTTCTCATTCTTTGCTCCTGAATTCTTCACTCGTCTTCTTCTCGAAGAGACTATTGTAGGAGAAGAGTTCACTCCTGGTAAGTATGTTTATGGTGCTATTAGTGGAGCAGTTGCTGTCATTGAAGGTGGCACATCTTCAACCTATTCATCCATCAACAAACTATTTGTCACTATGGTGACTGGTGTATTCTCACCTGGAGAAACTATCCTAGGAGAAGATGGCGGAACTCTTAAGATTGCTGTAGAGAACACCGTCTCACACTTCATCTGTGTCAAGCGTGGTGACTCCTACAACGTAGGAAACCCTGTTATCTCTCTAGATGGTGTCGAGTATCCTAGAAGCGCCATTGAGATGGCAATTCAAGGGTCTGGTGCTATCTCTAGAGTATATGTCAAAGACAGAACAGCAGTTACTCAAATCTTCTCACAACCACCTGTAGTAGAAGTTGGTGGCGTTTCTCCAACTCCACTAAACCAGGCAACTATTATTCCTGTTCTGTTTAGAAATACAGTATATACTTACTCACCCAAGAACGTTAAGTCTCTGTATTCTGCTTTTGGTTCTGGTAACAAGAACAAGTTCTCTGCTGATATCGAACTAGAGAGAACTGGTTATACTACAACTACTTCCATCACCGACTTTACATTCTCTGGAACCAGAGGATACAAGTTCATTGAGTGTAATGGTTTCAATGGCGATGCATCAAGAAACCTTGTCCAAGGTGACATTGTTCAGTTCTCCGATGTTAACGGTGATGTATTCAAGTATGTTGTTCAATATGCAACTAGACCTGATGGCGTCAAGAGATCAAGAATCTATCTAGATCGCACCCTACAAGCAGATGTTGTCAATGCATCTGTTGTAAACCAAAGACCTCTTATCGAGAATCCAGTAGGAACTCTAGTCTTCCCAACAGGTGATAAGCAGATCAAGTCACTGATCGATTCATCTGAAGACTCCAAGATTACTTACTATTTCAGAAGAGACTTTATCACTACTGCATCTTCTGGTAGCGGCAACCTAACATTTGCTGCACAACTTCCATTCGGAACACAGAGATTCGCTGAGTTCTCTCAAGAGAACTTCTTGATCACTGTTTTGGATCCTGGTGTTGCAATTCATGATTCTGAACTAGGAGCAGATCCTGTCAATGATCCTCCTGTCCTGCTTCCATTTGCAGGAGCACTGAAGAAGGGTGATGTTGTATACATCGATCCATCATTTGTAACTATTGAGCAGTCTGATAGCAACCTGACTGCTGGTAGTGTTACCATCAACTTCCCAGAGAACTACTTCGGTAACATCGACCAGATTAGAGCAGCACTAGAGAACAGAGTTGCTAATCCACAAGCGGGAGATCCTACATTCGATGTTCCTGCTATTAACTTCCCAACACTGAAGTTGACTGCTACACTGCAGGTATCTAAGGCAAAACCAAGACTGAAGACTTCTATCGAGAACAAGCAAATTATTGTTCAGTCTGGTGGAACAAACATCGTTCCATTTAGAGGACAAGAGAACGGTGGCGAGACTATCCAGATCGTCTCATATTCTGACGTATACAAACTGAGATATGTCTACGAAGGTTCTGTTTCTGCACCTCCTACTGTTGATGCAGGTGGTAACCTAGTTTCTGGAACAGACGTAACCGATAAGTATACTTTCGACAATGGTCAAAGAGATACTTTCTATGATACTGCAAGACTAGTTCTGAAACCAGGAGTATCTGCTCCTACAGGACAGTTGATCATTGCATTCGATTACTTCGAGCATTCACAAGGTGACTTCTGCACCATCGACTCTTATCTGCATGAAGCAGGTGTTACCGAGACTGAGATTCCTACATTCAACTCTTCTGTCAATGGTCTAGTATCCCTCAAGGATGTCATTGACTTCAGACCTAAGGTTGACAATACAAACATCCTGCCTGGTTATCAGGATAGATCCTTCCTTGCACAGAATGAGTATCTGTCATTCACTGCAACCTCTGGTATTCCATCCAGCACACCATCTGATGATGCAAATCTACCTTGGACTGTTAAGTATAACAAGGATCAGTATCTGGATAGAATTGATGGTGTATTCCTGAACACTCAAGGTAGTTTCATTGTCAAGAAGGGTAACTCTTCATTGAACCCATCCAGACCTGAGACACTTAGTGATTCTATTCCTCTGTTCTATCTGTATGTTCCTGCATACACCGATAGTTATAGAGATGTAAGAATTGTTCCTGTAGAGAACAAGCGTTATACGATGAAGGACATCGGTAAACTCAATCAACGTGTCGAGCGTCTTGAGTATTACACATCCCTAAGCATCCTTGAGCAGCAAGCATTGAATATGCAAGTTCAGGATGAGATTGGTCTAGACAGATTCAAGACTGGTTTCTATGTTGACAACTTTGAAACACATAAAGGAGATGTCAAGTCTGTTGACTATGCTTGTGCTATCGATTCTCAGCAGTCTGTTCTGAGACCACAAGTTAGTGAAGAGAGTCTTCTCGTTAAAGAAGTCAACACCAGAGAAGACCAGAGACGAGTTGCTGGTTATGTAAACAACAATGGTGTTCTTTCTCTGCCATTCACAAACCAGAGACTACTTGGTAACAACTTTGCTACTAAGACTATCAATCCAAACCCATTTGTTGTTCTCCAGTATGTTGGTGATCTTGCTGTAGATCCTAATGTCGATTCCTGGTATGACAGAAACACTGTTCCTCTGGTAACAGATAACAACACCAATCTGTTTGTTCCTTTCCTTGCTAAGGATGATATCTCATCTGCATTCAGCAGTTTGTATAACTCATTCCTGGTAACATGGAATGGAACCGAGAGATCCTTCTATAATATCAACGGTCTGTCCAAGACTAATGATGAGATTGTTGCAGAAGAGGTAACACCTGCATCTGTTGCAAGTTCTTCTAACATCAGTCCACAGAACAACGAAACTCCTAAGGGAGTATCCACTAGAACAAGTGGTGGCAAGTCTATTGTCAACTCCTTGCAGTATTTTGCTCGTAGCATTCCTGTTAAGTTCAACATCCGTAGACTGAAACCCAAGACTGAAGTATTCGTATTCCTAGAGGGCAAGAAGATCAACCGTTGGGTTGTTCCTGATATTAGATTCACTGGAATCCCTGGCAACTCTCTGTCTACATTCAATGCTCCTATCATCACTGATGCAAATGGTAACGCAAGTGGTATCATCCTAATTCCTGCTGGTAAGGCACCACGTCAAGCAACTCAGTGGACAGGAGATGCAGAGACTGTTTCTTATGATGCAAGTTCTGAAGAAGTCAAGATCACCACTGGTGAGAAGACCCTCAGATTTACATCTAGCAGCACCAATGCAGATAAGGCAACTGTAGAGACCTTCGCAGAAACTAAGTTCTATGCAACTGGTCTGCTGCCAGAGAATCCTGCTTCTATCGTATCCACAAAACCTGCTTACTTCAAGTCTAATGAAGGAACCCAGTTGGTCTCTAGCAACACTGAGCAAGAGCAGAAACCAAACCCACTCGCTCAAACCTTTAAGGTTGAGAACTATGAGGGCGGTGTATTCACAACTGGCGTAGATCTGTTCCTCAGCACTAAGAGTGACACCATTCCTCTTCGTGTATATCTGACTGATGTCAACTCCGAGAAACCAGGCAAGAATGTTGTTCCTGGAACTGAGGTTGTTGTCGAACCTTACACCTACCTGAAGGTATATGTTTCTGACACAGTTACCATTCTCAAGGATGAAACAATCTCTGGAGAGTCTAGCAATGCATCTGGTCCTGTATTGAAGGTTCTTGATAAGAACAACAATGAACTCGCTATCTCGGAAGATAACGAGATTGTCTTGACTAATGAGCAGGTTTACACCGTCGTTCTTGACAATAACAATGGTATTGCATTCGTTCCCGATGAGCGTCTGAAGATCTCTTCTATCACTACATTTAACAATGCAAACAACACTGAGATTACTGCAAGAATTGCTAAGGACTCTGGTGTTGTCTCTGCACTGAAGGTTACCAATGCTGGTGATAACTATGACACTGCTACTATTACTATTGAGTCTCCAAGTCTACCTGGCGGTAGCAACGCAACGGGCACGGTTGTAGTTTCTGGTGGTCTGATCTACGATTCTACTATCACTCTTGCTGGCAGAGGATATACCGAACCACCTTCGATTGTTATTAGAGGCACAGGAATCGGTAACGGTGGAGCGGTTATCGAAGCAGAGATCGAAATCACAGAACCTGCTGTTAGAATGGGTGTTGCTACAGACACCACTGGCGTTGTTCCATCTACAACTCCAACCAAGTTCCACTTCGACTATCCTGTATATCTACAGAACAATACTGAGTATGCTTTGGTTGTCGAGACTGATTCTCAGGACTACAGCATCTGGGCGTCTAAACTTGGCGAGACTGAAATCGCAACTAACACCACAGTTACTACTAACCCATCACTCGGTTCTGTCTACAAGTCACAGAACACTGGTTCTTGGGTAGAGGATCTATTTGAAGATATCAAGTTCACTCTATATCGTGCTGAGTTTGACATCTCTTCCAACGCAACCATTGACATCACTAATCAGTCACTTGGTTATGAGAAAATGGTCAATGATCCTCTTGAGACCTATGCATTCGCAAATGCTAATGCAACATCTGAGTTGTTCAAGAACAACAACAATATTATCAAGGTCAACCACAAGAACCAT